CCAAAGGGGATTGGGTCGACATTGGTGCTCCAAAGAAAAAAGGCAAGTTTCAACCTTGTGGCAGAAAGTCTGCTAAAGGTAAAAGTAAACGTAAGTACCCGAAGTGCGTACCACGATCCAAGGCTCGGTCTATGACTGCGGCCCAACGTAAAAGCGCAGTAAAGAGAAAACGTGCAGCAGGCAACCCAGGTGGTAAGCCACGTAACGTGAAAACTATAGTCAGGAAAAGAAAACCTGCAGTAAAAAGGAGGACTCGTGCCAAGAAAAAGAGATAAGATGCCTAAAAGGAATAAAAAGAACTTTAGGGCAACAAAAAAAGGCGCTGGTATGACCAAAGCAGGTGTAAAAGCCTACAGAAGAATGAACCCAGGGTCAAAATTAAAGACTGCAGTTACAGGAAAAGTTAAAAAAGGTTCAAAAGCAGCAAAAAGACGTAAATCTTACTGCGCAAGAAGTGCAGGACAGATGAAGAAGTTCCCAAAAGCTGCAAAAAACCCAAATTCTAGGCTTAGACAAGCCAGAAGACGTTGGAAATGTTAAAAAAGGAGTAAAATATGTACCATAAAAAAGGTAAAAAAATGAAGAAGCCGATGAAAAAGCCGGCTATGAAGAAAAAAAAGACTACTAAAAAGAAAAAAACTTACAGTTACTAAGTGTGACAGATCTTCAGAAGCTAGAATGCTACAAGTGTAAAAAACTTTTAGCAGAAAATCTCGTATTGCCCAAAGGTTTATGCGTGTATTGCGCTGCCGATGAGGCAGACCAGCTTCCTCAACCCCAAAAACAAGTAAAAGTAAATAAAAGAGAAGAAACTGCGCAGTTAAAAGCAGAAAAAGAGCTTGCTTTACGTATTTTGTCAAGAAAACGTATGTTGCCGTTTGTAGAGAAGTTTAATCCCGATTACCAAGCAGGGTGGGTACACAAAGATGTCTGCAGAAGACTAGAGAAATTTAGTCAAGATGTAGCAGAGAAGAAATCTCCCAGATTGATGCTGTTTATGCCCCCTAGGCACGGCAAATCTACTCTAGCTAGCATTGCCTTTCCTGCTTGGCATCTCGGACGAAACCCCGACCATGAGTTCATTAGTTGTTCGTACTCTGGCTCGTTAGCTATGAGTTTTTCTAGAAAAGTTAGACAACTGTTAAGAGAGCCTAATTATAAAAATGTTTTTGAAAATACAAAATTAGATAAAGATTCACAGTCTGTAGAGTCTTGGCAAACAACCGAAAGCGGTGGCTATGTAGCTGCTGGTGTCGGTGGTGGTATCACAGGTAAAGGTGCGCACGTTTTGTTAATTGATGACCCGGTAAAAAACCGAGAAGATGCCGAGTCAGAAAATAACAGAGAGGCCACGTGGGACTGGTATACCTCTACTGCTTACACAAGGCTTTCCCCTGGTGGGGGTATACTAGTCATTTTAACTAGGTGGCACGATGATGATTTGGCTGGTAAGTTGTTGACTGCAGAAGAAGAAGGAGCAGATGAGTGGGAAGTAGTAAAATATCCTGCAATAGCAGAAGAAGATGAGGAGTTTCGTGCAGCCGGTGAGCCCCTGCATCCTGAACGTTATAATCTAGAATCGTTAGAGATGATCCAACGGGCGATTGGTCCAAGAGATTGGACTGCTTTGTATCAACAGAACCCTGTATCCGATGAAGGTGATTATTTTACGCGTGATATGGTTAGATATTACGAGCCAGATGAAATAGATTATGATAGACTTCGTTATTATTGTGCGTGGGACTTAGCTATCGGACAAAGAGACAGAAACGACTATTCTGTTGGTCTTGTGGTTGGGATCGATGAGTATGATAATATGTTCGTAGTTGACCTCGTTCGGGGCAAGTACGATGGTTATGAACTTGTAGAAAAAATATTAGATTTATATGAACAATGGAGACCTGGTATTGTTGGTATTGAGAGAGGCCATATTGAGATGGCTATCGGGCCGTTCTTAGAAAAACGTGTAGCAGAACGTAGACTCCATTCTGCATATTTTAAAGATTTAAAAGTAGGAAGACGTGACAAAGAAGCGAGAGCTAGAGCTATTCAAGGTAGAATGCAACAAGGAAGAGTTTATTTTCCCGCAGATTCTGTTTGGACAGGTACCATGGTTGCTGAACTTTTGCGTTTTCCTAACGGCGTGCATGATGACCAAGTTGATGCACTGGCCTGGGTTGGATTAATGATCATGGAGTATGCTACATTTTATGAAGCACCAGAGCATGTACCTTCTTGGAGAGATAGGTTAGAATTGATAGCAAAGGGGCCGAAAAAGAAATCGGCAATGAGTGCGTAGATGGTGTACAAGACTAAAAAACCAAAGAAGAATTTAACTAAAGCTGAAGAACTTACTTTAGCAAAAACTCAGTTTAACGCATATGTACGTGCTAGAGACAATGGCCATGAAGATTACATCCACATGGCAAAAAAATGCGATGCATACTACAGAGGAGAACAGTGGGATGATTTTGATATGCAGCAACTTGATGATCAAGGCAGGCCCGCTCTAACAATTAATACAATCTTACCTACAATCAATGCTGTTCTAGCAGAACAAAGCACAAAAAAAGCAGACATACAATTTAAACCAAGAGGAGGCGGGAACCAAGAAATTGCAGACGTTCTTACTCAAGTTTATGCTCAAATAGCCGATAATAATAAATTAGATTGGATAGAGGCCCAAGTATTTTCAGACGGTTTAATTCAAGATCGTGGTTATTTTGATGTACGTATAGATTTTGATGACCATGTAAATGGCGAAATTAAAATTGAAGCAAAAGACCCATTAGATGTTCTTATAGACCCAGATGCAAAACATTACGACCCAAGAACATGGAACGAAATTTTTGAAACTAAGTGGATGAGCATAGACGAAATAGAAGAAACTTATGGTCAGGCTAAAGCAGATAAACTTAGGTTTTTAGCAGAGACAGGTACTACTCTAGGTGCTGACTCAATGGAGTTTGAAGAGTCTAGATATGGAGATACAGATGAGTATAATTACGGACAGCAATATCCTGGAGATCCAGAAAATGCACGAATGCTTCGTTCTATTCGTGTAATAGAAAGACAATACTACAAGCTAGATGATTGTATGTATTACGTCGACCCAGTTACAGGAGACAAAAGAAAAATACCAAACGCTTGGGGTAAGAAAAAAAGAGAAGAATTTGCAGATACTTATGGTTTAGGAATTATCTCTAAAAAAATGCGACGCGTCCGTTGGACGGTGACCGCGGATACCGTAGTGTTGTTCGATGATTATTCTCCGTATGATCATTTCACAATTGTTCCTTACTTTCCATATTTTAGACGTGGCAAACCTTTTGGTATGGTGCGTAATTTATTATCTCCTCAAGAACAACTTAACAAAATAACTTCTCAAGAACTGCACATTGTTAACACGACTGCAAATAGTGGGTGGATTGTAGAGTCTGGTTCTTTGTCTGGTATGACCGCAGACGATTTAGAAGAACATGGGGCTGAGACAGGGTTAGTTTTAGAGTACAACAGAGGCTCTACTCCACCCGGTAAAATACCACCTAACCAAATACCCACTGGTTTAGATAGGCTAGGTCAAAAAGCTGCAAGAAATATAAAAGAAATAAGTGGTATAACAGACGCTATGCTCGGTATGGACAGCCCAGAAGTTTCTGGTGTAGCGATTCAAGCTAAACAAGGTAGAGGTTCTTTGTTGTTACAAGTACCATTAGATAATTTAGCTAAAACTAGACAGTATTTAGCTGAAAAAATATTACAGATGGTACAAACTTATTATACAGAAGAACGTATTATACAAGTTACTGACAATGAAGATCCATATAAACCTAGAAACAAGTTACGTGTCAATGAGATGAGCCCAGAAGGAGTTATCATAAATGATTTAACTTTAGGAGAATACGACGTTATAGTTGGCACAGCTCCTGCTAGAGATAATTTTGATGAAATGCAGTTTGCTGAAGCTATTGAGCTTAGAAATGCTGGGGTGCCAATTCCAAATGATATGATAGTAGAGTATTCGCATTTGTCGCGTAAAGCTGATATAGCAGAAAGAATTAGACGACAAGAAGGCACTGCTCCTCCTACAGAAGAACAGTTACAATTGCAACAATTCCAAATGGAGTCACAAATCAGAAGCACGCAGCTTGAAATAGCTAAATTAGAAGCTGAAGTTACAAGATTACAAACTGAGGCTGCTCTAAATGTAGCAAAAACAGAACAAGCTGAGGCTGATCCACAGTTGAAGGTTGCTGAATTACAAAGTAAAATTCAAACAAAACGTGAGGAATTAGACTTACGTGAACGTTTATCACAAATGACGAATGATATGAGAAAAGATCAATCTGATACTGCAGCTGCTATAAAATTAGCTGCTGCTGCCGTAAAACCTACAGGAGGTAATTAAAAATGGCTAAAAATAAAAAAACTGAAACATCAACAGACGATAAAGTAATGTTTGATGGCATACCAGGGGCTGATAAAAAAACAGCAGAGGACGCAGAAGGGTTTAAAGTAGATTTAAACTTTGAAGAAGAACCTAAGACAGACGAAGAAGAAATAGAATTTCCAAAGGAGGCGGAAGTTGAAGAAGTTGAAGAGCTTAAAGTTGAAGAAGAACCATCAGAAGAAGTTGAAGAGGCAGAAGAAACAGAAGAGCCTGAGGCTGAAACTGAAGTTGCAGAAGACACAGGAGAAGAGACAGTATTGGCAGAGGATGACTCAGATACACAACAAGTTGAAGAGCGCATACCGGAAACAACTGATGAACCAAAAGAGCCTATGATTCCAAAATCTAGGTTTGATGAAGTTCTTGCAAAACAAAAAGCTTTGGCTAAAAAGTTAGAGGAAGCTACAAACCCAATCAATACAGTAGAAGGAGAGCCTGAGTATGATTTTGATGCAAAAGAAATAGAATACCAAGAACATATTTTAAACGGTAGAACTGAAGATGCAGCAAAGTTAAGAGCTGAAATTAGAACTGCAGAACGTCAATCTATGATGTTTGAAGTACAAAATAGAATGGGCAAAACTGTTCAAGAGAGCACGGAAATGTCCGCTTTGCAAGCTAAAGCTGCAGAATTAGCTACTACTTTTCCTATTTTAGATGAGTCTCATGCAGAGTTTGATCAAGTGAAAACTCAAGAAGTTTTAGATTTAAGAGACGCTTTTATGGTACAAGGTTTTTCAGGAGCAGATGCTTTAGATAAAGCTGCAAAATATATTATGGGGCCTGTTGCAACACCGGAACCTAAAAAAGATGTAGTTGGTGAAAAAATAGTAGAAAAGAAAAAAGTAGCCAACACAACTAAAAAAATAGAAGCTGCTGAATCTCAACCTCCTACTTTAAAAGGTAAGAATAAAGTTGAGAAAAAAATAGATTTAGATTTATTATCCTCAGAAGAATTTGATGCATTGCCCGCAGAAACTTTAAAAAGAATGCGTGGCGATTTCGGATAAACTGTGGTATAAATTAAATAAGTTCGCACGTAAGAGCGATATCTTACCAGGGTCGTTCCTGTAAAAAATCGTTTTTCGCTTGTTAGAGCGTAAAACTAACCGGAATCGTAATCCGCAAACAACGAGAGCGTCCCCCCTACGATAGTGGGTATACGGATAGGTAGTCGCTCCAAAAGACGACTGGTTTTAACAACTCTTGATAAGGAGAATAATTATGGCAAATACTAACTTTGCCGCGTTGACCAGTGAACAATTAACTATCTGGTCGCGTGATTTTTGGCGTGTCGCTAGAAATATGTCCTTCATCAACCAATTCGCGGGTAGCGGATCCAATGCTATGGTTCAGACTATATCTGAACTTACTCAATCAGAAAAAGGAGCTAGAGCTGTACTAACACTTTTAGCCGATATGACTGGTGATGGTATCGTTGGAGACAATACTTTAGAAGGTAATGAAGAGTCATTAAGAGCTTTCGACATTGTTGTACAACTTGATCAACTAAGATTTGCGAACAGACTTTCAGGTAGAATGAATGATCAAAAATCAGTTGTGAACTTTAGGGAACATTCTAGAGATGCACTTGCTTACGCAATGGCTGACAGAATGGACCAATTAGCATTCTTAACTCTAAGTGGTATTGCTTACACACTTAAGAATAACGGTGCATTAAGACCTGTTCAAAATTCTGGACAGAACCTTGGTGATCTTGCATTCTCAGGTGATGTAACTGCTCCTACCTCAAATAGACATAGAAGATTTGATGCTACCAATGGTATCGTAGCTGGTGATGTCACTGCAATTGCTGCAGCTGATAAGCTAAGCTATAGCGCTATTGTTGATCTAAAAGCTTATGCAAAAGATCAGTACATCAGAGGTCTAAGAGGCGCGGGTAATGATGAGACATTCCATCTCTTTGTAACACCACAAGTTATGGCTGACCTAAAACTTGATTCAGACTTCCTTGCTAACGTAAGACAAGCTGGTATCAGAGGGCCTCAGTCTAGCTTATTCTCTGGTTCATCAAGCTTAATGGTTGATGGAATCATGGTACATGAGTTCAGACATGTGTTTAACACATCTGGTGCTACATCCGGTACATCATCAAATGCTGGTGCTGCTGGTTATAAAGGTGGAGCTAACGCAGACGTAAACTACTCAAGATGTTTATTCTGTGGTGCTCAATCATTAGCAATGGCTGATATTGGTATTCCTGAAATAGTTGAAGACACATTTGACTATGGAAACCAAAACGGTATTTCAATTGGGAAAATATTCGGACTCAAGAAGCCTAAGTACAACTCTGACCACACAGGTCAAGTTGAAGACTTTGGTGTTATTGCGTTAGATGTTGCATTCTAATTGTGGTATATTTTATGGGTGGCTAATTGAAGCCACCCATATTTAAAGGAGTAAAATTATGTGGATAGTTTCAAATGACGATATAACAGTAGCCTCTACTTGGGGAGCTACTATACATTTAAAAGCTGGAGAGCCAAGACAAGTCGGTAAAGATTTAGGTTTATTATGTTTACAAGAGGGTTGCACAGAAGTGCAAGAGTCAGATGTACCAGCAATGGAGCCTGCTCCAGTGGAGGAGGTTGTGATAGAAGATATGCCGGGGGTTGAAGTTGTAGAATCGACTACTTCACCAGATTTAAAAAGCATGACAAAAGTAGAATTAGAACAATATGGGCGTACTATAGGTATAGAACTTGATAGAAGAAAGAAAAAAGAAACTTTAATTCAAGAACTAGAAGCTGCGCAATAAGATA